GACGACCCCCAGCTCTTGGAAGCTCTCTGCGCCCCTAAGCAGAAAATTCAGTCCGAGGATGTTATTCAACTGGAAAGGAAACAAGACCTTGCAGACAGGCTCGAAAAAGAAGGTATCGAAGCTGACCTCGACTCCGCAGACGCCCTCGCCATCACCTTCGCCATCGACACTGCCTGGTACACCGGGATCGCGGCTCCGGGCATCGGCCACAACGGAGGGCCGCCGATCGAAGGGCTCGACTACAACCCATTCGAAGGCCTGAGGGAATACATCTAAGCAGTGGCATTTCAAGCATCTCGGACGAGTCCCCAAGATTTCGCTTGACATTCCGGCCAGATCGTGTATAGGTGGAGGCTATTCCCTGCCCCGTGAGTCGGGGGAGCAACAGAGGTATCTCCTATGGCTCCAGTAATTGCCTCGAGTCTAGCCGGAGTGTTCATCGCGCTAGCCGCCGTTGTTATGGACTCGCCGGTGGCGCTGCTCATCCTCGCTGCTTCGGCCTTCTGTGCCTATCTCTCCCATATCCAGGCACCTTTGTGGCTGCAGCTATTCGGCTATTTCACCAGCATCGGCCTTGGCTTCGTTGCCTGGGCACTGCTTCTCAGTCAGGCCTTCTAGAAGGAACTCTCTCCATGTGCTTCGGTTCCGCTCCTGCCCCTCAGCCGCTCCCGCCGACGCCGCCAGCCGCACCTACGATGGCTGACCCCGCCGTACAGGCGGCGCGCACCAACACGCAGGCAAAAGCTGCCCGTGAATCCGGTGGTCTGGCCTCTACCCAATTGACCGTCAATCTCGGCGGCCAGGGCGGCGGCAACCGTAAGCTCGCTGGCGTGAACTGAGCTAGGTAGCCCTTCGATGGCCTCGAAATTCTTCACCAAGACCCGGCTGATGGCCCGCTTGCAGGAGTTGAAAAACATCCGGCAGCCGCATCTTGCCGACTGGGAGAAGATCACTCAGGTCATACGACCAGCTCGGGGCAAGTACGAGCTCGCTGGCGGCGAGGTCTCCAAGCGACCGACCTCCATGGTCAACTCCACTCCGGCGGTCGCCTCTCGCACGCTTCAGGCGGGTATGATCTCAGGGGCTTCCAGCCCCGCCTACGAGTGGTTCAAATTCGAGCTCGATGACATCGAGATGATGAAGTGGGGGGCAGCGCGAACTGCCCTAGAGGCGCGCGAAAAGGTCGTTGCCAAATACCTCGCGAGGTCTAACTTCTACCAGATGCTCCAGATCGCATATGGAGACTCTGCGGATTTCGGCACCGGCGCTGGGATCATCGATCGCCACCCTCGCGACGCTTTCGTCGTCCGGACGTTTTCTCCAGGCGAGTATATGATCGACGTGGATGAGTTCGGCGACGTTAACACCATCTACGCCGAGTACCGGCGAACTACTCTCCAGCTGGTCTCTCGCTTTGGCCTCGAGCGCTGCTCGCAGAAAATCCGAGACGCCTACGACAGGGGAGACTACAACGTACACTTCGTAGTCATTCAAGCGATCGAGCCCAATCAGGATGTTTCCGAAGGGCGCAGCGACTGGCGGGGCCGCCCCTGGGTTAAGTTTATTTGGGAGCAGGACAACCGAGAAGATGGCGAGGCCAACTATCTCGAGGTCTCCGGATACGAGGATTGGCCAGGCTTTGATCTCCGTTGGGACGTTGCTAGCGGAAACGTCTGGGGCTGGGGTCCTGGCCTGCTTGCCCTTGGCGACGCGGCCGCACTCCAGACTATCGAGTTCCGGGACGCCCAGGCAATCGAGAAAGCGGTCAAGCCTCCGCTGAAAGCCCCGATCTTTCTCAAAAACCAACCGATCTCCCATGCTCCCGGCGGGGTGACCTACTACGATCCGTTCTCCTCGAACAACGCTCCTGTCGAGCCTATGTACCTTATGCAGGCGGGCGTGCTGCAAGCACTCAGCCAGAAGCGGGTGGAAGCAGAGCGGCGGATTAACGAGGTCTACTACAAAGACCTCTTCCTCATGCTGGCGACTACCGACCGCCGGGAGATCACTGCCCGCGAGGTAGAGGAGAAGCACCAAGAGAAACTACTCTCCCTCGGTCCCGTGCTCCAGCGAACGCACCGAGACGCGCTCTCCAATTCCATCATCAGGATATACAAAATCCTCGATGAGGCAGGGTTGTTCCCTCCGGCGCCCCCAGAGCTTCGCGAGCGCGAGGTAACGATCCGCTACACGTCGGCTCTGGCTTATGCGCAGCGCGCCGCTGGTGCCGCCTCCTTGGAGCGGTTCTTCGGGTTCACTGGAAACCTCTCTCAGGCATATCCAAACGTCCGCCACAAAGTCAATATCAACAAGGGCGTAGACTACTACGCCGATGCTATTGGCGTGCCGGCCGAGGTTATGAATGACGACAGAACAGCCAATCGAGCAGCTCAGGCCGAGCAGCAGGCTCAGCAAGGGCCAGCCGCTGCCGCTGCGTTGAAGGACGGAGCACAGGCAGCAGAGCTCCTGAGCAAGGCCGACACCACTCGTCCGTCAGCCCTGCAGTTCCTCCTTAACCGCGGAGGGCTCGGCTAATGAGCGTGACCTCCGAGCAGGTTCGGACGAACCTTGATGTGGATGCACTCAAGTATGTTCTTTCCCTTCCCCGGGGGCGAAAGCTTATATGGGGACTTCTTGGGCTTGCCGGAGTTTTCCGCCAGCCCTTCAACCAAGACCTCCGACTGACAGATTTCAACTGCGGAAGTCTTAATCTCGGTCTGGCCCTCTACGCAGACTGCCTGCAGGCCTCGCCCGAACTAACCGCCATGATGACTAAGGAACAAGCAAATGTCGACCGATACGAACTCGAACGGAAGCGCACCGCAGACGCCAGCAGCGACCACGCCAGCGGCGGCAGCCCCGGCAGCCCCAGCAGCACCGGCCAGCGAGACGCCAGCGGCTCCGGCAGCAGCCCCAGCAGCTCCGACGACCCCTTCTTCGACCGACTTGGGTTCGGAAGAGCCGGCGAAGATCGAAGGGACTGATCTCGGGGCAGAGCCAGAGGCCGATGCCGACGCGGGTGAAGTTCCTCCCTATGCGGAGTACCACGGCGTTCCGGAAGGTGAGTACGAGGACTTCCAGCTCCCTGATGGCGCCGTCGCGGACGAGGCGCTTGCTGCCGAATTTCGGCCTTTCGCGAAAGAGCTCGGACTCAGCCAGAAGGGCGCCCAGCGGCTGGTCGATTTCAAGGCCAAGCTCGACCAGCGCCAGCTGGAAGTGTGGCACGACCATTTGCAGAACCTCCGGGGGCAGGCGCAGGCCCATCCCGAGATCGGCGGCGGAAAATACAACGAGGCTGTGGGCCTCGGCCGGCAGGTGATCGCCAAGTTCGGCACACCGGGCCTGCGCAAGATGATGAATGACTACGGGGTGGGAGCCCATCCCGAGATGATCGCCTTCATGGCCCGGATCGGCCGGACTGTGGGTGAAACTCCAGCACTGGGAAATGGAGACAGTGCCGGGGCTGGACAGAAGCCTCTCCATGAAATCCTTTACAAGGACTCGTAACCTATGGCTACCATCGCGACGGAAGTCTCGACACTCGCCGACGTTGCCAAGAGGGTGGACCCGAGTGGTGGTCTGTCCGGCATCGTTGAAATCCTCAACCGATACAACCCGATCCTCGACGATATGCTCGTCAAGGAGGCCAATGACGGCGCCGGTCACCGGACGACTGTCCGCACCGGTATTCCTCGGGCCACGTGGCGCCTGCTCAACTACGGCGTTCCCAGGGTCAAGACCCAGACCGCTGTGGTTCGCGACACCACGGGCATGCTCGAAGTCTATGCGGAGATCGACAAGGACCTCGCCGATCTTTCCGGCAATGCCAAGGCCTATCGGCTCTCCGAGGCCTCCGGCATCATGGAAGGTATGAGCCAGCAGATGGCGGAGACGGTGATCTACGGGAACACGCAGGTCAACCCCGAGCGTTTCACTGGCATCGCTCCTCGCTACGCGACTGGCGTTATCGCCAACGCAGCGTCAGCGGCGAACGTATTCGACGCCAAGGGAAATGACCCCACGGCGAACACCTCGATGTATCTCATCACCTGGGGTGATCAGGCTACCCACGGTATCTACCCGAAGGGGTCGAGCGCAGGGCTCAAACACCGTGATCTGGGGGAGCAGACCCTCCAGGACGGTGACGGCGGCCAGTACCAGGGCTATCGGGACCACTTCAAGTGGGACCTCGGACTGACCGTTCGGGACTGGCGTACCAACGCCCGTGTGGCGAACATCGACACCGACCAGCTCGGCACGGCCAACTACCTGGAAACTCTGCTGCAGCTGATGACGGAAGCCGAGGAATCCCTTCCGATCTCCTCCGAGGACACCAACGCCATGGGCGGCCGGCGGGTCTGGTACGTACCGAAGGCCGTTCGTTCCGCGCTCCGCTACGCCATTCTCCAGCGGATCGGGAACAACCTCACCTGGGAAACCTTCAACGGCAAGCGAGTCGTGATGTTCGACGGGACGCCTGTTCGGCGCCTCGACGCTATCCTCACGACCGAGGCCCTCGTTCCCTTCACTTGATCGAGGGCGAAGTTTCGCCCTCTCCCCCTACTCCATGGATGAAGGAACTTTCCCCATGATCCTCGACAAAGAGAATATGCTCTCGTGGAAGCAGGCGGTGACCACAACCGCGAACTCCACGAACGTGATCGACCTCGGGCCGAACCACTGGGCCAACGCCTCTGGGAAGGACAAGGAAATCCCCTTGTTCATCGATATCAACGAGGCCTTTACGGCCGGCGGCGCAGCAACGCTGAATGTGAAAATCCAGTCCTCGAATGCCGAAGCGTTCGGCAGCGGGGTCAAGACCCATCACTCGCTGGATTTCGCACTGGCCGACCTGTCGGCGGTCGGGCGCCTGCCGCAGAGTCTGGCCCTTCCGCCGGATGTCCTGCGGTACGTTCGAGCGGTCTACACCGTCGGAACCGGCCCGATGACGGCCGGGCAGATTTCCGTGGGTGTCACGGCCTCTCGGCAGACGAACTATTAACCAGGAAGGTAGCTCTAACCCAGTAGGCTAGGGCTACCATCCATCTCTCCAGAAAAGGACACTGCCATGACCGAACCGAACAAGACGGACCAGAAGGCGGAGAACCCCGATCCGAAGGCGCCGGCTCCGGCTCCCCGCTCCCGCTCTGCGGCCATCGAGTGCACGGTGAAGAAAACCTTCTACAACGACAACATGCAGCTCGTTATGGAGGGCAAGACCTACTACTACCAGCCCGTCGCCGGGCAGCCGTTCCCGTTCAACATTCTGCAGCCCAACGACGACGCGCTGGCAAAAGAACTCGAAGCGGAGTACCGGGAGTTCAAGGCGGAGAAGCTCGCCGCCATTCGCGAGCAGCGCAATGATGTGAACGCCCTTCGCCGGCTGGCCAGGGCCTAGGGAGCTCCACTATGTCGCGCACGAGAGTAGACCTCGCCAATAACGCACTGTCTTATCTCGTGCGCGACACAATCCGCACGCTGGATGGAGCGCAGCCCGCTGCTATCCACACGAAACAGCACATGGACCTCGCCATCGAGACTGTAGTAGAGGAATGGGACTGGGCCTCCTGTCGCGTAGTTAATCCGCTGACACAGGTCACTGGCGTGCCTCTCCGAGGCTGGACCTACGTCTACGAGAAACCTGTCGACTGTATCAAAATCTGGCGGCTGACGGACAGCCAGAATTCTCCTGTCCTCTCCTTTGAGGAAGGAATGTCTGGAGACATCCTCACCAATCGGACGTATATCTTCGCTAATCTGCCAAACCTCAACATTCGCTACGGATCGAGTCGCGTGACTGTCGATCGCTTCTCTCCGTTTGTATTCGCGCTCTGCGGGCTTAAGCTTGCCGAGCTCTGCTGTATGGCGCTGGTCAAGGATGCGAAGCTGCATAAGTACCTCGCGGACACCTACAAGCTTCATGTCTCCAAGGTCCAGACGTCTGCGGCGTTCTCGGAACCCGAGGTCGTAGACACTGAATTTGTCCCCGAACTTATTCTTGCGAGGCAGTAATGCCCAAGGCGCCTTCGTTCACTTTTGCTGGCGGCGTCCTCGGAGAGGGACTCTACGGCCGTGTCGATCTGAACAAGTATCAGACAGGCTTGAAGGTCTGTCATAACTACCACGTCGCCGTCGAGGGTGGGGCCGAGAAGCGGTTCGGAACCTATCTAGTAGGTTTTGCAAAATACTCCGATAAGCCTACGCGCCTGATCCCTTGGCGAGTGGCGAACGATGACTCCTATATGTTGGAGTTCGGCGACAAGTATGTACGCTTCATCCGTTTCGGGGGCTACGTCACCATTCCCAGTGGACATACTCCGCTGTCGGGCAATCAGGCTGCCAATGTCGATGGCGTAATGGAACTGGTAACACCGTACACGGCAGCTCAAATCGGTGCTTTGAAGTTCACCTTCGCTAACGACATCATGTATCTGTTCCACCCTGATCATGCTCCGCGAGAGTTTCGGCGGCTGGGTCTGTTCGACTGGCAGCTCGTTACTATGAACTTCGACCCGCACCCAGCGGGGCCGACGAATTTCTCAGGAACCTATACCGACAGTACCACTCCCGGAGATAATTACGACACAGAGCCTGTCCCCACGCTTTACATGGTCTCGGCTACGCTGGACAATGGAGTGGAGACCAAGGCCACCGGCCCCCTCACGGTCAACGCCGACCTCGGTCATCGCCGAACTAAGGTCGTTCTTACATGGGACGCGCTGCCCAACGCAGTGCAATATACTGTTTACAAAGGGCAGAACGGTATCTACGGGTTTATCGGGTACACCGAGACTACCAGCTACACTGACCGTAACTTCGCTCCCTCTTTCGATACTGTCCCTGTCGGAGACCCGATACCTTTCCCTTCGGGAGAGTGGCCGCGTGTAGGGGAGTTCTACAAGCAGCGCCTGGTCATGGCAGCGCCTCGCTCGGAACCGCAGGGGCTCTGGCTTTCTCGGCCGCTCATCATCAATTCTCTCACCGGCTCTGTCCCTTCGCAAGAGGACGATGCAATCAAGGTGACTCTTATCGGACGAGAGCGCCATTCTATCGAATATCTACTGGAGCTGAAAAAATTCCTCATATTCACCAACACCGCAGAGTGGATACTTGGTACGTTCGAGAACCAGGCGATGGGACCGGCCTCGATCGATCCCACAAAAGAAACTGCGTACGGCATTGATCCGAACCTACCTCCTCTGGCCATTGGCGAGCGCGTGCTGTTTGTTCAGGGCGTAACCGGAGATATTCGAGACCTCGGTTACGAATTCACCTCCGACGCCTACAAGGCAGATGATCTGTCTCGGCTAGCCCGCCATATCTTCAAGAACAGGAAAATTGTTTCTTGGACCTATGCGGCGTTTCCACAAAACCTTCTTCATTGCGTCACCAGCGACGGCGCCCTTCGCACCATGACCTATGTCCGGGAGCACGAGATTTGGGGCTGGTCCACAAGTAGCACACTCGGTAAGTATGAGGGAGTCTCGGCTGTACCTGAGGTTGACCATGATGGAGTCTACTTCTTAATCCGCCGGACTATCAACGGAGTTACTCGCCTGTTCGTCGAGCGGACAGAAGTCAACTTCAACAATCGCATCGAGGATATGGTCTATGTCGATGCGGCGCTCACCTTCCGGGAGGAACTCCCTTTCACGAACCTCACACGGCTGGACGAGAACACTCTCGAATTTACCATCGCCGGGCATGGGTTTACCGTAGGGGAGCAGCTTGCGCTGGAACTCTACCGTATTGATGAAAACGCTAGGGAGATTGTAGACCGAGACTACCGGGTAGAAATCTCATCGATTGTTGGCGACGTTCTTCAAGGGACACTTGTCCGCCGTGGCGATCTTGTCGAGCCGACACTAGTCGGGACGGCCGGACGAGCCTTACTCTGTGTTAACCAGATATCAGGCTTCGATCATCTCTACGGGCTGGACGAGCTCTGGGTGTTGGCCGACGGCAAAGTGCTCAAAGACTTGCAAGTCGATAACACCGGGCAGATAACCCTCCCCTTCCACGCCTGCCGTATTCATGCCGGTATCCCCTATGAAGCGGCAATCGAAACCCTTGATCTTGATGCAGAGCGCCAGACAGGCGGTTACTCCTACCGGGCTGTAAACGACATTGTGGTTCGGGTACGAAACACGCGAGGTCTGTGGTGTGGGTCATCTGCTTCTCCCCGAGAACTCGTTCTGCTGGAGAGCCGAGATCAGGAGCCCTACTACGAGGCGAATAGCCCGCTTGACGGCCCGTATGAGATACCAGCGCACGCGGCCTGGGAGTTAACCTGCGGGGTCCGCATCGAGTCGAGAGACCCTCTCCCGTCCAATATTCTCAACATTGTACCGGACCTGGTCTATGGAACTTAGCTACGAATTTCCGACAGAGTCGCACATCCAGGAGCTTCTCGCCGACCTGGCCGAGGACGACCGGCAGGAACTGCTTGCTCAGGGGGTTCGGCCGGAGTGGGGTATTCGCACGTCGATCGCTAACTCCACCGAAGTTGTCGCTATCTCTAAGGGAGGGAAACTCGGGGGAATTACTGGGCTAGTTGAAACGGCAGGACTAGCTCCGCAGGTGTATCCTTGGCTGCTTGGCACGAGCTTCATGCAACAGCATCCAGTGGCTATTATGAAAATCAGCAAACGGCTGATAGCCCGCTGGAGGGCTCTCCATCCGTATATGTATAACTTCGTCGACCAGCGACATACGAGAGCCATTGCCTGGCTTACCGCCCTCGGGGCAGAACTCGAAGCCATTCCGGCCTATGGCCCTTATCGCCGACCCTTCTTTAAGTTCACCTTCGGGAGCCCTCCATGTGCATAGGACTCGAAATCATCGGAGCAATTATTGGCGCGGTCGGTACGCTAGCCAGCGCTAGCGCACAAGCATCCGCAGCCCAGGCGCAAGCTCAGCAGAACGACCGTAACGCTATCATTGCCCAGCGAAATGCAGAGGATGCACGACAGCGTTCGATCCCGGCGCAGCAGGACATTCAGCTGCGCTCCCGCGCTCGGCTGGCTCAGCAGAAGAACATTATGAGCGAGCGGAACATCGACGTGGCCTCGGGCACACCGCTGGATATCCTTGGCGATACCGCCATGTTTGGGAAGATGGACGAGCTTACCACTCGACAGAATTTCGAACGAGAGGCAATTGCCCACGAGGCCCAGGGTATGAATTTCCGAGCGCAGGCTGATGTTGACCGAATGACCGCCTCTAACGCTATGCTCACCGGCGGCATATCTGCCTTCTCCACGGCGCTCGGTGGTATCGGCCAGGCTGTGGGCAGAGCGAGGATGACACTCTAATGGCAACGCCTCTTCAGCAATTTCGTGAGCGGGAAGTCCAGCCGACAGGCGTTGTTCCGGGCTACCAGAACGTTCAATACACTCCAGACGCTTTCGGTGCGGGGATCGGCAGAGCCCTCGGCCAGCTTGGCGGAACCCTCTCCGACCTGGGAAAGATGCAAGCGCAGCTGGAGGACCAGCGGCGGGCTAATGACGCGCTAGGGCTCTACACACGGGCGAAAGATGAGCTGCGCCCATGGCTCTTCGACCAGAAAGACGGAGCTTACGCTCAGCAGGGCGGTTCCGCCATGGGAGTCGAGCGCCAGGGGGCCGCTGTCCTTCAGGATATACAGGACCGATATATCGCTGAAATCGATGATCCGAAAACTCAAGAAGCCTTTCGGAAGATGTGGCTGCGCGAGTCGGACACGACTAAAGACGCGTTGGCTCGCCACGAGCTTCGGGAACTCGGAGTGTATAAGGCCGAGACAAGCAAGGCTGTCCTGCTGAGCAGTATGCAAGACGCATACTCCTACTACAACGACGATAAGGCAATAGCGAAGGCGCTGGATGACAGTCTACGTGCCATCGATGCAAACTCCGCCGGGCTGCCCCCTGAAGCCCTTGTCGCTGCACGCTCGGAGGCTCGCTCACAAATCCATCTGGCTGTGATCTCTCGCTGGGCACAAGAAAACCCTTACAAGGCTCTGGAATACTACCAGGCCAACAAAGACTCCATGTCTGGTAAGGACCACGTTACTGCTACTTCGCTCGTCGAGGCTGCGCGGGCCAACCGGGCAGCGCAGGAGTTCGTTGCAAGGCAACGAGGAACCAGCCAGGCTGCTGATCGCGTATACGATGCTGTAGAGTTTGCAGAGAGCTCTTTCCGAGATGGGGCGGTGTCGGACGCTGGCGCGCTAGGGCGCATGCAGGTAATGCCAGATACCGCTAGGGAAGTCCTTCTTCGACTGGGGCGGGCCGAAGGTCAGCTACCTGACGCGGACCTGCGCAAAGCGCTGCTGGAGAACAACGAGCTTAACCGGCTTGTCGGAAGGACGTATCTCAACGAGCAGCTGAAACGCTACAACAACGATCTGGAAGCTGCACTGGTTGCCTACAACGCAGGCCCAGCCGGCGCCGATGCCTTCCTTCAACATAACGCAGGAAAGCCTGCGGGGCAGCGAGACTACAACGTTCCGGGGCGGCCGAAGATCAAGTCGGAGACCGAAGCCTACGTTCAGAAGATTATGGGGAGACTAGGGGCTGGCGGGATAGCTCCTGGCACTCGGATGACAAGGGAGAATTGGAATCTACAGAACTTCCGACCGAGCGATCTCATGGCTGCTCAGGACGACGCCCAGTGGGTAGACGCTCGGGCGGCGACAGGTCTCGATGATCTTGCGGGCTGGATGAAATCTCAGTTTCCTGGGATTAAATTTTCTGTGAACGCTGGCCACGACTTTAAGGTCGGTAATGGTCCTATGCTGGGGAACCGGCGAGGAACTCGTTCGCGTTCCGATCTTCCTAAGGGCTCAGCGGGTACAGGCTCGCGCCATCTTCATGGTGACGCCTTCGACGTGCAGACACAGGGCTGGTCAGACGAACAGAAGGCCGCGTTTATTGTCGAGGCTCGAAAGCGTGGGTTTGGTGGAGTCGGGTTCTACGGCCCCGCTGGTCATATCCATATCGACATGGGGGCAGAGCGGACTTGGGGGACTACTCCGGCCTGGGCTACGGAGGCTATGAAAACTCCTGTGGCCCGAGTCTCCGGGGGAGTGGTATCTACCGGGGGAAGCACTGCCGGCGCTGTTCCCTTGTCAGCCTTGCCCACTGGGCAAAATTCGATCTTTCAGGCTACCGGCAGTTCAGGAGCGTTTATCGATAATTCTCCATACGATCTGAATAAGGCTTTGGAAGAAGCCCAACTGATTGCTAATCCAACGGAGCGTGAGCGCACGATTGCAATGCTTCGTGTAGATCACGCCCAAGAGACTCAGCGAGCGGAAGCCCAGAGAAATGCAGCTAAACAGCAGGCCTGGGAGACAGTGCTTTCTGGCTCTGTTAAAGATATCGGCCCGGAGATGCTGGCTCAGCTAGAGCCATCTTTCGTCTCTTCTCTTTATAGCTACGAAGCTAATCGAGCCGCTGGGGGGCCAGAGACAAACTGGGAATTGTGGACACGCATTCCTGTTGATCCAGTAGAGCTTGCCCGTATCGATCCCTACGACTATCGACCGCATCTCGCCGACCAGGAATTTAGGAAGCTGGTCGAGATGCAACGGGCCGCTCAGGCTGAAGTCGCCGGTAAAGCAACAGACTCGGCGCTTCTACGCAACATGCGCTCGAGGCAGGAAATCCGAGATGATGTGGCCCGAGAGATGGGCTGGGACCCCAAGGCGACTGGAACGACATTGCTGGGTGGCAAGGGAAAGCGGACTCCTTACACGCAATTCTCTCGTAAGTTCGACGAGTACATCGAAGCAGAGCAGCGCCGGAAGGGCGCCGAGCTCTCTGCCGTGGAAATGCAGGATATCGCAGATAAGCTCCTCATCCAGGGCAGCCAGCCAGGTAGCTGGTGGGGAACCAATACTGTCGGGGCTATGGATGTTGATGATCCGAACCAGTTCACTGCATATAGCTCTTGGGACGCTGTCCAGCCGGATGACCAGCGTCAGCTCATTCAGGCTTACGAGACGATGTGGGGAAGCTCTCCAGACCAAGAAACCGCCCTTGATATCTATAATCGGGCTATGGTTGTTTGGCTCGGCGGCTCTCCTGATGGACCGGAAGAGGAGAGAGCGGCCTTCCGCACTTCCCTCGAAGAGTCCCTCGGCCGCACACTGACCTCACGTGAAATGGATATCTACTATGCCAAATACCTCCTCCGCTTCCTTGGACGTTAGTTCACTGCTCGATGAAATCGAAGTCAAGCCGGATGGGTTTACCCAGTTCGCTGAGGAAGTTCGCGAGCAGGAGTTTGCGGACGTTCACGCAGCTGCTCGGTGGGCCAGGAAGTACGATCCGCAGAGCTACGCACGGGCAGCGGAGCTGGCTCCGGAGGTCCCCCCTGAGATTGGTGTGAGGCAGCTTGGGCTTCTCGAGAACTCCGCCAAGCTCGCTGAGTATAAGCGGGTGCTGGAGCACGCCCCTGCACTCCGAGGCTACTTTGCGGAACGGCCGAAGGACCTGGCCTACGCCAATCCAGATGAGCTGGATAATCTGTCCGGGCTGACCTGGGCAGGAGCAGCTTTCCCGCTCGCCATAGCTCAAGGCGTAGAACAGGCGCGAGGAATGTACGCGGGCTTTGCCATGCTCGAAGGCACGGCCACGCCAGAGCAGGCAGCGGCGTTTCAGGCCTATCGGGATGCGGAATGGCGGAGCTTCGGTGCTCGCGGGGGCTGGGGAGCTGAGGCACTAGTAAACCTCGGTCAGTCTCTTCCGGGCATGGGAGCGGCTGTTGCTGGCGGTGCGGTTAAGGCGCTGCAGTATGGTACTGTTGGTGGGCTCGTCGGCGGTGGCCTCGGCGCAGTCGCTGGCGGTGTTGGTGCTGGTCCCGGCTCGCTTGTAGGCATGGGGATCGGAGCTCGCGTCGGCGGAGCCGTCGGCGCCTTTGAGCAGAACTATAAGATGCTTGCGGGCCAGGCCTACGCAGAGTTTCTCGACTTCAAAGACGAGAATGGAAACGGGCTTGACCCACAGGTTGCCCGTTGGGCAGCTTTGCTCGCTGGTGTTACTGGGGCCGGGATGGAGACACTTGGAGAGTCAGCAACGCTGGGGCTGGTTCCAGGTCTGGATAAAATCCTCGGAAACTTTACACTCCCGGGGTTGAAGAAGTTGCTCGGTACTGGCGCTGGCAGAGCCGCGTTTACCAATCTTGCAGTTAACCTAGGCTCTGCCGTAACGGTCGAGACCTTGACTGAAGTTGGCCAAGAGGCCATGCAAATTTTCTCCGGGGAACTGGCGAAATATGCTTCGGAAGGGGAATTCGCGCCAATCACAGGCCAGGAAGCCATGCAGCGCCTGACCGACGCCGGTGTCGGTGCTCTGCAAGTTATGTCAATTCTCGGACCGCTGGCATCTGGCACTCGTTTCGGAGCTGACCTTCGAGAAATGATCCGCTCGAAGCGGGAGAATGCCCAGTTCGAGAATATCATAACAACCCTCAGCGACAACGGACTCGTCGAGCGGGCTCCGGAGGTAGCAGCAAAGCTCATTGATAAACAACTGGAGGACAAGAAAATCTATATCAATGCGGCGGAAGCTCGTGAGCTCTATCAGAGCCAAGGCCTGGATCTCTACGGCCCGGCTCTCCCGAACTGGCGGCAGCGGGTCGATGAGGCCCTCGCCTCTGGCGGAGACATCGTTGTTTCTGTAGGCGAGTACGCATCATATCTCTCTCGTAATCCAAAGGAGAACCCGCTAGGTGCGCTCGTTCGCACAAACCCTGAAGGATATTCAGTTGCGGAGACCCAGGCACTTGCTGAAGCGCAAGCAATTCTTATGCAGAGTGAGCTCGGCCGGGCGCAAGCCGTAAGCGCAGAAATGCCGGCAAGCCGCGCGGAAGCCGCTCCAATCGAGCTCTTTCCGGAGATGGAAGAGCTACGAAACCAAATCAAGGCAATAGGGTTCCAGCCGGCAGCTGTCGATCATCTGACAGCTATTTTCTCCTCTTTTTATACTACGATGGCGCATAGGACTGGGCAGTCTCCATCCGAACTGTTCGCTGACCATGCGTTGGAGATTAGGAGATCGCTCCTTACGATTGGTAAAGAGCTATCTGCTGTAGCTGATCCAAACACATTCTTTCAGACGCTTTATCGAGGGCTGAGCCCTACGGAACGCCAATCTTTTGAGGCTGGAAACTTTATCTTCCGACCGAACCAGGTTGGGATATTCACGTCACCGGAGCGGAGCGTCGCCGAAGGATTTGCCTCGATCAAAGGCAATGAACTTTATGAGACCGAAGTCCTCGATGAGTTGAAGCCGCTTAGGATCGACTCGCCCGAGTTTCTAGAAATCCAGGCCCGCGTGGACCCTGATAACTACGAGAAGAGTTTGCGAGAGGCTCTGCTGGCGCAGGGGTATAATGCGCTGGATCGTTCGGCCGAACTGGGTTATCCGGTGTACGAAGTACTCGATCCAGAGTTGCTCCGCCGTCGTGATATTCCGAGCCCGCTTTATCAGGACCGCAAGGGGAGTATCTCTTTCCAGGACAGCACTGCCCTTATCCAGCTCTTCGACGGCCATGACATGAGCACGCTTCTACACGAGGCTGGCCATTTCTATTTGCAGACTTTCAAGGCGGTTAAGGACCGGAGTCCTGAGCTTGCCGCCGATTGGGCACTGATCAAAAAACATCTGAAGATCGGAGATGACGACAAGATCACTCGAGAGCAGCATGAACGCTTCGCCCGAATGACTGAGGCTTACTTCATGGAGGGCAAAGCTCCGGCGCCGGAGCTGCGGCCTGCTTTTGAGGCTTTTCGTCAGTGGCTGAAAACACTCTATCGGAGGATCAGCCAGCTTGGTGGAAAAGTCTCGCCAGAAATTCGCGGGGTCTTTGACCGGATGCTGGTTACAGATCAGCGAACTGAGCAGCTAGCTGCTGATACAGCCTATGCTCCGTTGTTTGCCTCTGCAGAAGAAATGGGAGTAACTCCGGAGGAGTATCTGCAGTATCAGCAGCTGGTGGAGGACCTTCGTAAAGATGCTCAGGACGGAGCTCGCAACAGAGTCGTAGGACAGATTAAAAGAAGTTCTGAAGGTTGGCGCCGGCAGATACTTTCGGAGCTTACGAAAGAGGCAGAAGAAAAGCTGCGCTTGCAGCCCCCGTATAAGCATCTCGAGGCTCTTAAGGAAAAGAAGCTTCGTATAGATGCGGCAGCGTTTGCTGAGAAAACCAGTGTAGAACTTCGCAAGAAATTCCCTCGCGCGGCATTTGTCCAGAACGGCATCGATCCTGAAATTGCTGCAGAGCTGTTCGGCTATCCGACTTTGGACGAGTTCTTGTTCGACGTGCAGCAAGCTCTTCCGATCAAGGAAGCAGCTAAACTCCTTGCGCAGCAGGAAATGGCTCGTCGGTTCGAGGCTGATTTCGATAACAAAGAAATCATGGACCTTGCTATTAAGCAGCAGCTTAATGCTGAGGGTAGAACGTTTATTCTGGCTAAGGAGTTTAAGGCCCTAAGTCAGAAAGCTGGAAGAACGGTATCAGAAGCTGGCCCACGCCAGCTAGCAACGACTATCGCGAGAGACAGTCTCTACCGCCGGAAGGTCGGCGAAGTTAATGAAGCTGTTCTCAATGCAGCAGTTCGGCGAGCAGCGCGAGAGGCAGAAACTGCTACGATCAAGGGAGAATGGGCAAAGGCTGCTGACGCCAAGCGTAAGCAACTGTTGGCGCAGGCTCTGGCGAATGAAGGAGCAGCACTCTCGGCCCGCATTCAGCGGATTAGGGATAAAGCGGCCAGATATTCTCGGAAAGCTAGTGACACCATTCATCCGAGCTATATGGAACAAATTCGAGGCCTAGTAGAACAATACGAGTTCCGTACTGTTTCTGGAAAGAAACTCAAGCGGCGCGTGGCTCTCCGTGATTTTATCGCCGAGCAGGAAGCGGAAGACCCCGGTCAGGTGTTCTTGCAAATTCCAGATCGGCTGCTTCGTGAAACTGAGCGGATCAACTATAAAGAGCTGTCGGTAGAGGACCTGATTGCCATCGGAGATACTCTTGATAATCTTGAGCATCTTGGCCGGGTGAAACAGAAACTACGGACAGCCCAAGGACAGCGAGAATTTGCTGAGCTTAAAAACGCGGGGTTATCCCAACTTCGTTCGCAGGTCGCCCGGCCCGCTCTGACCAAGTGGTCGGAGACTGAAGGTACGGCGATGCATCTCGCGACTTCCTACCTCTACAGCACGCTGAAGCCCGAAAGGCTAGTCGAGTGGCTAGACCTTGGCGAAGTCTCGGGGTTTTTTACTCAGCATGTTTTCGAGCCCATTGCTGCGGCCGAGGTGGCTAGGAACGACTTGAACGCAGAGTTCAGCAAGAAGATTATCGACACCTTTAACGAGGTATCACCAAAATATTTTCAGGAGCAGAAACATATCAGCTCGCTGGACGAGACGCTTTCAAGAGAAAACATTTATGCGATAGCGCTTAATGTCGGCAACGAGTCCAATCGCCGTAAGCTACTCGAAGGCGAATTGTGGTCGGAAGCGCAGCTCAACGAAGTCCTCTCTCACATGACTAAAGAGGATTGGGACCGCGTACAAAAACTGTGGGATATCCTAGACGGGCTGTGGGGAAAGATAGAGGCCTTAGAGAAGCGGCTAACTGGAGTAGCCCCGCCGAAAATTGAGGCGCGGGAAGTTCATACACCTTACGGCAATTATCGTGGAGGGTATTATCCAGTAGTCTATGACTTCAAAGCTCGCCGAGGACTGGCTCTTCTCGAAGATGTGACTCCGCTGGATAAAGAGTTGTCGGTTAATGACATTTTCCAGCCCAATCAACATATGACGCCTGGGACGGATCATAAGCATACGATTAAGCGGACGAAAGCAGCTAAGCCAATTAGCCGCGAACTTGCAGTCCTTCCCAAGCATATGCACAGAGTAATTCACGATCTTACTCATCGGGAAGCAATTCGTGCTGTATATAAAATCCTCTGGGACCCCGATATTAAGAACGAGATCATCCGGGTTGAGGGAGAACACGCTTACGAGCAGCTGCAATTTTGGCTGCGCGCAGTAGCTACAGAGTACGCTCCTGAGACCGATCCAATCGCTCGGCATCTAGGAAAACTACGTGTCGGCGCTACTACCTTTGCGATGGGATATAGGCTTACTACAGCGGCCGCCCAGGCACTAGGCTGGTTCAACAGCCTCAGACGAGTGAACCCTCGCTACCTGGGTAAGGCCGTCATAGAGGCAGGTCGGCGCCCTGTTCAGACTATCCAGATGGTTAATGATCTCTCTGGAGAGCTCCGGCACAGGTTCAATCAGCAGGATTATGATCTGCGCAACGCAGCTAATCGGATAACTCTCGGAAAGAGTAAGTTTGATCTTGTTCGAGATTACGCATTCTATCATATCGCTTTCTTGGATAAGATTGTGGCCTCTACTACATGGCTCGGAGCTTATTCCGAATACTTGGATAAGCACGGGGGCGATGAGCAGCTGGCTCGCCAGCACGCAGACAGAACAGTGCGATTGTCACAGGGCACAGGTAATGCGAAGGATGCGGCTCGTGTAGTCAATTCCAGTGAATATTCTCGGCTATTCACTATGTTCTATTCAGCCTTCAGTGCCATCCACAACGAAATTTGGGACTTGACACGCCAGACGAAAGATGATATAACCAATAGGAATTTCCAAAGCCTGCTTACCCGCCGGCTAGCGGAGTGGACTGTTGTGGTAGCATTGCCCGCAGTATTAGGTCCACTGGTCTCTGGACAAGGTCCCGAGGAGGATGAGAATTACGCTTGGTGGGCGACGAAGCAGGTAATGCTCTATCCGCTGGTAGGACTTCCCCTCATCCGTGATGTCGCCGGGGCTATCGAGTCTGGCTTCGACTTCAAGATGACTCCTGTCCAGAAGGTGTATGAGAACACTGTGCGTGCGTGGGATAAGGTCTTTGAGGGAGATTTCACTGAAGCAATAAAGCCGCTTGCTTCTGCTCTTTCAGTGGTTTACCGCTTCCCCGGAGGTCAGTTTATTAACACAACCGAAGCTATTCTTGAGGGGAATGCTCAAGGAGACTTCGAGCCACAAGACCTCATCTATGGAAGGAGAGGCAAGTGACAGTTACTACAACGGAGTTCTTCACCGACTGGCTGGTCGCTGACGGAACGAATAAAAACTGGGGATATGACTTTACCATAACCGCCGAGGACTCAATTGTCGTTGAGGTTCGGCAGGGTTTGGATGGAGCTATCACTCGCTATAATTCAAACTTCCTCTGGACTGCGATTACAGCCGATAATGGGATAGTTACCTATCCCGTTGACAGCGCAGCGCTGGCCGCTGGTTACTACGTCCGGCTGGTCCGGGAAGTCCCCTATGTCCAGCCGATTGAGATCGGTAACGAGGGGCCGTTCTATCCAGAGCTGCATGAAACGGCCCTGGACAATCTGACTATGCAGATACAGCAGGTGGCCGACGCCGCCAGTCGGGCAGTGAAAGTTCCTCTCGGCGATCCTACAGATATGGAGGATCTGGAAGCAGCACTAGTAGCTGTTGCGGAGAACCTCGACGCTATCGTAGCGGTTAACGCTAATCAGACAAATGTTGATATTGTAGCTGGGCTGGACTCTCAGATAACTGTCCTTGCCGGGCTGCAAGCACAACTCCTGGCCCTAGGCGCTATTGTTGCACAGATCAACGCTGTGGCCGCTATCGATGCCGAGGTTGTTACTGTTGCTGGTATCTCAACTCAGGTAGCGGCAGTCGCAAACGCGCTGACTGAGATTAGCGGAGTATACGCTCAACTAGCCGAAGTAACTACAGTCGCCAATAATATGGCAGCTGTACTGGCGGTCGAGAACGAGCTCACAGCGCTTACACTTGTAGCAGACAATCTCAGTGAAATACTTGCGGCAGCCTCCGCAGCTATAGCAGCTCGGAACGCAGCGAGACTGTGGGCGACTGAGGCTGAGGATGTTCAGGTTGACGACGGCGTGAACCCTCCGGGAAATTCTGCGTATCACTTTATGAAGAAAACGGAGGCGGCTGCGGGGGTAGTGCTGGATGGCTTGGCTGGCCTGATCCATGCGGCGTCTGGCAAAGCTACTCCGGTAGATGCGGATGAGCTTGCGCTTGTCGACAGCGCAGATAGTTGGTCGCTGAAAAAGCTTACGTGGGCGAATTTAAAAACAGTGCTGGCGGGCACGTTTCTTCCGTTGACTGGTGGCACGATGACAGATCGGCTGCA